GGACGCGGTGGGCACTGGGTAGTGCAGCCGAGAAACCCGACTGTCAGTGGGTACTGAAGTCAAAACAAAGCGGTAATCGCTTAGTTTTGGCTTTGATTGGTTTAAGGAGGTTTTATGGAAGACAACCTAATTTTCTATGGCGATGCTGTGAAAGCATTAGGCGAAGGGAAGGTTGGCGGTTATCTGGTGCGATGGGGCAACCCTGAAACGCCTGACTTGACCGGCGACTTCTTCACGCCTGACAGCGATCTTGGCGTTGAACCAGAGAGCAGGCTGCCTGTCTATTATGACCACGGAATGGACTCCCATTTCAAGCACAAGAAAATCGGGCGCGGCAAGGTCATGTTTGACGATGTTGGCGCTTGGTTTGAAGCACAGCTTGAAATGAGGGACGAGTACGAACGCAGTATCTATAAACTGGCTGAAGCTGGCAAGCTTGGCTGGTCGAGCGGTGCTGCTGGTCACCTGGTGGACAAGGAACTGGTAGGGAAATCCTACCTGATCAAGTCTTGGCCGATTGCTGAAGCGTCTTTGACGCCTACGCCGGCCGAGCCGCGAAATGCAGCCGTATCTATCAAGTCTATTTATCAACCGGAGCAGGAAGAACCTGAACCGGAAAATCATGAGGAGGAAATCATGAGCGAAGAAACAAAATCCACTGCTGAAGCCATTGACATTGGCGCGGTGGTAGAAGACGCCATTACCCAGGCGTTGAAGAAATATGAGGAATCACAGCCTAAGGTGAAAGCGCCAGTGGCGGTTACTGTGGACGAGGCAGATCAGCCTTTTAGCGCAAAAGACTTCTTTATGGCAGTCAAGAACGCTGAACTGAACCACTACGAAGATCCGCGCTTGCGCCCTTACAAGGCTACTGGTGCAAATGAGGCAGTCCCTTCAGAGGGTGGCTTCTTAGTGCCTACTGACATCGCATCCGGCATTCATACGAATATGTGGGGCGTTGGGCGGCTGTTGAGCCTGTTCAATCCTATCCGCGTATCTGGCAATGCCCTGACCATCAATGCTGTGGACGAAACTTCACGCGCCGATGGTTCACGTCTTGGCGGCGTGCAAGGTTACTGGCTGGCAGAAGCCGCACAGAAAACATCCACGAAGCCAAAGTTCCGCCAGATCGACCTGAAGCTGAAAAAGGTTGCCGCGTTAGTCTATGCGACTGACGAACTGCTTGCTGACGCTTCTGCGCTGGAAAGCTGGATCGTATCAAACGTTCCCGATGAACTGCGGTTCAAAGTGGAACAGGCTATTGTCAACGGCGATGGTGTAGGGAAGCCTTTGGGCATCCTGCAATCGGGCGCATTGGTTTCACAGGGGCGCACAACTGCAAGCCTGGTTGCCGATGAGGACATCAGCCGCATGTGGTCACGGCGCTATTTAGGCGCGAATGATTACATCTGGCTTGTCAATGCTTCTGTCATGCCACAGCTTTACGCAATGACTGTTGGCGATATGCCAGTTTATATGCCGCCAGGTGGATTGTCCGGCGCTCAATACGGCTCGATCTTCGGACGGCCTGTTATTGAAACCGAATACAACCCATACCTTGGCACGGCCGGTGATGTAATGCTGATCAGTCCTTCAAACTACGCCATGATTACCAAAGGCGGAGTTGAGGCTGCATCCAGTATTCATATCAAGTTCGATTATGACGAAACGGCGTTCCGCTTTGTTTATCGTGTTGATGGGCAACCGCTAAATGCGTCAGCCATCACCGCGTATGACGGAACCGCAACTGTTTCACCATTCGTGGCCTTAGCCGCCACAACCGCATAGGAGGTGTAACTATGGGTGTTAGATTTGCAGAAAAGATTCACGTTATCCCTGTATTAGCTCCAGTTGAAACTACTGAATCTAAAGAGGCTGCCTTTGTTGCGTTGGAAAATGCACAATGGATCACGTTCCTTATTCAGACTGGCGCGTTAGCTACTGATTCCGATGACCAGTATGAGATTACTGTTGCTTCTGCAACTGGTCAAACAACCAACGCCAATGATATAGCGATTCCTTATAAGTATCGCCTATCTTCAGCCGTTGGTACTGACTCATGGGGTGCTATCACTTCAGCAACGTCTACCGGCTTTATTTTGGAAGCCACTACAGACGGCGCGAAAGCTGTGCTGATTGACGTTGACCCTGCATCGATTCCTGCTCTGGATTCAGACGCTTTGTATGTTTATGTAGATATTGCTACCACCACGATGGTGAGCGGCCCTGTTGCTGTTTCAGCATTCATCGAGCCGCGCTATCCACAGAATAGCAATCTCTCAAGTTCATAACCTGTTCGATTAGGGGGTGGACTTGAAATATAGTCCACCCCACATAGGAATGAATTATGGCAGATTATACGAATGTTGCGGCAGTCAAGGCAGATATGCCCGACAGCGAGTTATTCTCCTCTACTGCCTACGATTACGACGGTGTTATACAGGGGATGATTACAGGCGCGAGCCGCCTTATTGACAAGGAAGTGGGCGGATGGCCTAACTACTTTTACCCTTCTACCGCTGACGCTACAAGATATTTTGACGGAAGCGGTGATGTGGATCTGTATGTTGACCCGATATTGAGCTTGACTTCCGTTTATGTATCAGAGTCTGGCGGAAGGGAATCAACCTCTTATACCGCCTGGACTGAAAATACTGACTACTTTGTCTGGCCTTACAACTACTCCAGTTTAGGCGAGCCTATCCAGAAGTTACTTGTAGATAACGACTCTGGGGGTAAGGGCACTTGGGGCACGACACGCAAGGGCATAAAGATTACTGGCGTGTTTGGCTACTCCAGCTTCCCACCTGCCGATATTCAGCAAGCCTGCAAGATTACTGCTATGCGCTGGTTTATGCGGGCAAAGCAAAGCTGGCAAGACACTTCAGTCAATATGAACATGGGTGAGTTACTTTATA